CATTTTGAAAAATTTTTAAAAGAGCCCAGGCGCTGCGAACAACGCCGGAAAACCGGAAGAAATACAGGGCCTACCTGCTCGCCTGGGGTGTCTTAATATTTTAATAAATTTTTGCTGGATTTGTGTTCCAGCGTTGTTCGCGTTACAAACGTGGGAATAAGTTTTGAGATTTCAAAACACAAAATGGTAAAGGTGATAACAAATGGAGAAAATTACTGCTCCGGCAAGTATTCGCAATAGTATTTTATATATTATTGGCTGGTCTTCAAAGTCTTTGTGGTGATTCGGTCGCATTGAGAGAGAATTTGTACTAAAATAAAAAATCCCGCTGAAATTAATCAGCGAGATTCTTTTATCCTCACCTACAGGTGAACAGCCCGTAGGTAGAGATAAGTTATTCCTCGTCAAACAAGCTTTTGTTGAAGCTTTTATTTAGCTTAAAAGAATAGCTAGTTAAATCCTGTAATTCTTCATTTAATCGGAAAATTTTATTCGCCGTTGGGTTATTTATAGATGCTTCTTGCAACAGTGCAAGTTCTTTTCTTATTTCAAGTTTTCGAGTTTCTATTTTCCTCTTCTCAAGGCTAAAATCAACGAATAGCAAATCTATCTTTTCAAGCACCCAAATTTTAAAATCTACGTCTAAGTACATTGCAAAGTCAATTGCTAACCAACGGTGCATCCAAGTAGAACCTTCCCGACCAGGAATAGTAATTAAAATAGGGGTTCCATTTACGCATTTAACCACATTTTCAGAAGTCAAATCTTTGAATTGAGACAGAAAAGGCGTAAAATCTGCTCCTTTTTTTCCTCCAATCGCCTTCTTTTTCATTGCTTCGATTGTTCTTTGCGTTTCTTCTCGTCGAGTAAACTCATAAGGCTTTACATTAAATACTGCACCCATTTCTGTAGCATTCACCATTAGGTCGCCGCTCAGCATGAATTCTACCACTCTGTTTTTGTACTGATAATTAATTGTGTTCATATTGTTGGATAAAAATTTTGCAATAATTATCCATGCATCTAGCATGGAGCCGATGCAGTGCGAGGGGTGCGCGGATTCAAAAGTAGGAAAATTCTACTAAAAGGAAGTTTTGTATTTTAGGAGCTATGAATGTCTTATTAGATACTCCTAATGTCACTGATTGGTTTCAAGGTTGGTCAGCCGTAGGGCAATTAATTTTAGCCATCTTTACTCTTTTTTTGGTTTTTTATACATTTAAATTTCAAATAAAAACCTTTCAAAAGCAAGCTGAAGCTACCGAACATCAAGCAAAGGCAACGGAGGCACAAAAAGATTTGTTGAAACTTGAACTGGAAAGAGAAAGAAGACGCTTAACTCCTCACTTTAGGGTAGAGGAGACGAAAGAAGTCTTTGAAAAGGGTAAAATTATATATCTTGTCCTATATAAAAATGATGCTTTGAACGTGCGTATTGATTTTATACAATATCACGGTCTTCATATCGATGGTCATCCACTTCCTTCTAGTAAATATGAATGGTTTGAAGGTGAGAAGGAAAAGTTATGGTTAGTTGATAGTGTAGATTACTTTCACACAGGGCGGGCTATTCATTTAGCGTCCATACGGTTTTTTGACTCAACAGGAGCAAATGAGTATTCACAACGGGTATACTGCTCTGGACTTTTGAACTTTAATTTTGAAGTGAGTTATCCTGAGTTAATCAGTCCAGGTCTCGAATAATTAGCACGCCAAACTTATCAGAAGGAGCTGTATTATCAGCAATAAAAGTATAACTCCTATAGCGCCATGCAAATTCATAATCTTTAATCCCAAAAATAGCTTTAGCAGTATCTTTATTCATCACTATTACCGTGTTACCCGGCTTGTAGTGTCCACCCTGAATTAATCCTGAAACTTTAATGTCGAGCTCTCTCCGGTCCATATCCAAATAAAACAAAAAAAGCCCTGATTACTCAGAGCTTTTTTACAACATAAATTTATTTGAACCTAACCTAAACTACTCTTGCCAAAGAAGTACTGCTTCACAATTTTTCCCTCTTTCTACGTGGCTTTACCCTTTTTAGATACCGACAATTTAACTTTTCTAATTCTTCAGCCTGGTTAAGTGTAATAGTGCGGAAATCTATTAAACCAATTCTGCTGTGAAGAGTTGGAAGATGCGTATTTACTACCGTAAACTTCCCTTCAATTGCCGGACTTAACTTAAAAGGTAATTTGTCCATGTTTTAAGATTAAGGGGTTGCAGGTGCAGGAAGATCGCCATCGTATTTGTACATCGGTACAGTATCGAAAGCTTTCAGAGTTATTTTCAAACCTACCTCAGCAGATGGACCTACACCTAAACCGCCAGCAATATCCTGAACTTTAGCAGGCATTGCTTTAGTACCTATCTGGTAGAAGCCAGCATCTTCACCAACACGTTTTACCAAAATGATAAAGCGGTAGTTTTTGATTGCTGTTGCAGAACCTAAAGTATCAGCGTTGATTTGCGGAATAAATAGCTCCACATCATTTTCAAATAATTTAGAAAGCTCTTCACCTGCTAATTTGAAGGTATTACCAGATTTAGTATTTAGCGGGTTAACCTCGATAGGAGTTTTACCAGCTTTAAGGATATGATCGCCAGAAATGGTAACAACACTCGCACTTGTTGTTTGAGCTGCCTTTGCACCTTCTGTTTCAATCCAGCTAAGCGGAATCAGGTAAGCAATTTCTTGTATGCCTGAAGGGTTTTCAAGTCCATCCTGAAACTTGAAACCTAAATTTGTTAAACTATCGTAGCTCATTATTCTGCATCAGTTTGTGGTTCAACTTCGCTAACAGCGCCAGAACCGATTTCCAATAAATAAGCTAATACTTCAGGTGCTGCTTCCAGCTCTGCTTTAGTATAGCTTTGTTTAGTTTCTGGTATTTCAACTCCAAAGTTTACTTTAACCACTTTACCATTTTCGAGGGTAATTCCCTCTACTTTCTTTTTAGCCATTCGGGTATTTAAAAAAGTCCCGATTTAAAACCGGGACTGATTAAAAACTTTATTAATTAAGCCTGATCGTTAATTTTGATGGCTTTCAAGTCTCTGATTTGGAAACCTACTGCGAACAATACTCTCCATTTAAGGATTTCTAATTCTATATCAGTATGGATTTTATCCATATCGCCCAAACCATCAATACCAGCTAAAAGGTTTTCTTTCGGAGTAGAGATAACTCTTTGAGAAGTACCCATCCAAGTACAAGGAACAATTTTAACCTTACGAGCAGTGTTATCAATGAAGTACTCGCCATTAGTATTTTGCTCTAAATACTTTTTGTAGCGCTCACGGTAATCTTCGTTGTATTTATCAAATACATCAAAAGAAACATAGTGATTAAATCCAGCACGACGGAAAGCAACGGGCATTGCTTTAGTCATCTGCTCTAATTTCGATACTGCATTCACGTTAGTGATAGCACCAGTAGCAACAGGGGCTAAACCAGTACCAGCTACAGCAGTTTCAGCAGCGATAGCAGCAGCGATCAATGTACCTAAACCATCAAAGGTTGTAGCTACAGAGGTGCCAGCACCTTTTGCTGCTAAGTAAGCATTATCATTTACCTCCTGAGCAATTTTACCCATCACCTGATCAGAAATGAATTTTGCAAAAGGAATATCATCAGGATTAACACCATCTTTCATTACCTCACTCATCCAAGTGCTGCGGTATTTAAGAGGGTTAATTAGCATGTCACGTTTTAAAAGCTCTACTGATAAATCACGTCCAGAATAAGATAAATCGTCATCAGCAGCATCAAAAGCTTCGCGGTAAGCACGAACACCATCCTTAACAGTAAGCTTTGTTAATTTAAGTGTGTTTTTAATACCAGGAAGAACAGTGATATCATTAAAAATATCAAGGCTGTTTCTCAAAGTAGAAAAAAGCGCTTTTTGATATTTACCAGCATAAGCCGATAAAGCAGAAGTGTCAGGAGTAGCCATAAACAAAGAGCTAATCTGAGTTTTAGGGATTGAACCTAAAAGAACTAGGGCTCCTGAAAACAATGCAGAGTATTGCGGTACTCCGAAAGCTGAAGCGATAAATGAACCAAGCAAAAAGCATAGTACCAATGCCGATGCTAAAGAAAATGCGGAATTTTTGTTTTTCATTCTATTTTAAATAATCGAGTGCTTAAATAAGACCTTTTGCAGCTTTAACTTCTCTGTCGAAAGATGTTTCAAAACTGTCTTCCACTTTATCAGTTGGAAGTTTATCATCACCAGCTGGCGGGTTTGTAGGAGGAACTCCTGCAGCTCCGTCAATCTTTGCCTTTTGCTCGGCAACGGTCGCTTCTAACTGAGTGATTTTTGCATCTTTTTCAGATACCTGAGTTTCTAGGTTAGTTACCTTGTTTGATACTTCTTCAAGCTCTGAATCAAGTACTAGGGTAACCCCTTCAATTTCCGATTCTGCAATCTCAGTATTTGCTTTAGCAACCTGATCTGCGGTGATGGCTGATGCTGCTACTTTAGCCAGCGCAGCCAGATTTTTAAATTTGTTTCCGAACATATTCTGATTTTGATTTTCAGCTTGGGTAGGATGGTAGAGAGCAGCAACTTTATGTAAAGGCATATTAGTAACTCCTTCAGGAATACCTTCTGCTTCATAAGTTTCTACTAAATCAACCAGGTTCAAGTCAGCAGCTTCCTGAGCTGTTAAGTAATGGTCTTTGTAATCGAACCATTTTTCTTTAACCTCTTCAATGGTTAAGCCCGATTTATCGGCAAAGAAGCTTGCCAGCACATCATCATGTTTATCGAGAAATTCAGCAGCTTCTTTCATGTCACCACTGTTTCCCCAACTTACTGTTGACGCACTATGAATCATTAAAAGAGAACCTTTTGCAGCATAAGTCTTTTTGCCAGCACAGAAGATTGTTGCAGCCATACTTGCTGCGATACCATCATTATAAGTATTGATGTTTTTCTTAGAAGCCTTAATTGCGTTCGCAATTGCTAAACCTTCCCAAACATCTCCACCTGGTGAGTTGATATGAATATCGATATCATCAAACTGAGTTTCTAAAGCATAAAGCTCTTTGATAAACTTTCTAGCAGTAAGCGGATCTTCCGAATACCAGGAATCACCAATAATTCCATAAAGATGAATTTCACCTTTAGAGATACTCTGATTCTTAATAACTGACAGCGATGGCTTTCTCATTGAACCAAAATTGTAACTTCTCAATCTATCCGGAAAGGACAGCCTAAGCTGTAACAGCAACGGAATCCTGTTCTATCTTAAATTGAAATTCCATTCCGTTTTCGTCTGCGTATCGCTGGCCGGTTGTTGCAGAAAGTTCGAGGGTGACAGGGCAACCTGGTTTACCGATGATGTAAACTTCACCATTCAGGTCCGTTACTTTTAAAATCAGGTGCTGACCAAGGAAGGGATATAAAGTAGATCTTACATCTGCTCGTTGCTTATGGATGAAGAAACGACCGGCATAGTTGAATGAAATACCATGGTCGGTATCATCTGCTTTTAATTGCAGTACTCCGCTTTCCTCTTTAAAAGGAATATCAATCCAGCCTTTACCGAAGTGAAAAGCTACAGGATTAAAGCCAGAGAAATCATAATGAGGAGCAGCTTCAAGTTTTAGAATACTGCCAATATTATCGCCTTCGTGAAATTGTAAACTCATGAAAGCAAAACTCCCTGTTTAGCAGGGAGAGGGAAAGGACGGGCTAAATCTATGGAAGTTTATCAATAGTTATTTCTTTACCCTTTTTGTCGACGTAAAAGTACTCTCCGTCATAAAAATAGTAGACTTGCCCTGTTTTTTTATTTAAAATAATAATAGAACCTTGAGAGTCTCTTGTTATGTATTTATCACTTTTAACTTCTAAATAGATAAAAAAGAGAATAACAACTGTAGCAATTATTCCGACAATTGCTACTGATTTTAATAAGTTATTAATCATAATTGAGATTTAAATGCTGCAAATTTAAAAACTTAGCACCAATTGGGGCTCCCTCTTCGGTACAAAGTTTAGTCTATCAGCAAACCGTTGACGCTCCCGGTAATACCAGCGCTTCAGATTATCAAAAGGAAGATCATCTTCAGTAAAGCCGTTTATTTCCTGAAAGTGGCGAATATTATAATCAACTTCTTTAAATGGTGCATTTGGATGGCTAACGTAATGAAACATCTGTTCTCGAATCAAATCATCAATAGCATCATTGAAACGCTCTAAGTTTCCGGGAGTAATATAGGCCCCGCGAGTTTTGAGAATGTTTGCGCCTACATAGACAGGATAAGGAAAGTAGATTTTGTTATCTATGAGTTTTTGGGAAGGGCGGACTTTCGATGGGTCCAGCTTATCATGCTTTGTCAATAAGCCCAGAAGCATTGTGGGAGCAGGCCCCCTGCTACTGATCGCCATAATTTGTCCATAATGTTTTTGAAGGTACTTAAGTACGTGCGGTAATACAGGAATTAAGAATTTAGCATCCATCTGTTTTTGCGTTAATCGGATGCAGTACGAGGGTGACAAGAAACGGGGTTTGGTTGCCCTAATATACTCAATTTTTCGGCTTTAGTTGCGCGAATTTTCGCTCCTTCATTTTTTCTATAATTATAGCTAGTGCAAAAACTCGGAAATTTTCTGTAATTCTGTAATGGTGTAATAACACTTTGATTATTAGTTCTTTAGGTCATTACAGCGTTTTGTAATTGAGTTTAGAATTTTTGTAAGAAATCTGTAATCCCTTTTCTTATTACAAACTTTTTGTAATTCCTTACAAAAAATTACAAAAAGAAAAATAATCTGTAATCGCTGTCCTTCAAGGGGTTATTATATAGAATTTGCAAAAATTACAGAATTACAAAATATTTCCCTAAACTAATTCAGAGGGTAAAGGGAGAAAGCCGAAGCCCTGCGAATGGATACGGAAAAAATGATTCAGAGTTCCAAAAATATGACGGGTGCAGTGCTGGTAAAAGGACAGGAAAAAAGGCTCTGCAAACCTCTCTAGAATTGCGTATTTGGAAACGGGCTTACCATTGGTGCAGAATATTGAAAAATAGAGGGCTTATAAAACCTGTTAGATTTATTACTTGTATTTATAGCATGGAAGGATTTTCTTTTAAATGTGCTATTGCAGACACGCCCTGCGAAGTATTTGTTCAACCTGTAGAATTAGGCTTAAAAGGGCAGAGTTATCGCATACTTCAGAATGGGAAGTTTTGTTCTTATATCCATCAATCGCCAGAAGGATTATATAGGGCTGTAGATGATAGTACTTTAACTCAGGATGATGTAGACGCTCTGGGAGAGTATATTGATGCGAAAGGGAGCACATAAAAAAAGCCCCTTTCGGAGCTTCCTTATTTTGATACCTGTTCCATTATTCCATTTTCAATCCAGCTTATCATTTCTGGCCAACTTGGGTATTGTGGCTCCGTCTTACCAACTTCGATTAAAACAACTGTATTGAATCTGATTGAGCCTTCGTGTGGTTCACCACGGCGTTCTACCACGCAAAAGAACCTGGTGCCAGTAGAGCTGATATTTTTCCACCAGCTGTATTGAGTTATTATAGCGTTGTAATTGATAGCCATATCAAAACGGATTTAGATCATCAGGACCTTTAACTACCGGAGATAAAACTTCATCAAGCTCTGTTCCTGTTATAATATGGTTGCAGGGTTTATACAAGCAAATGATATAAGCGAGCTGGCTTATCTTGGTATGGTCTACTTTACCCTGTTGCTTCATTTTGCAAATAGGGCAGGTAAATTTTATTAAGCTCATTCTGGTAGGTTTTTGAGTAGCCTGAAGCACATTGCTGCTGTTTGAATGCATTCCTCTATAAGATTTTCGATATTCCCTTCACCCTCTCGAATCAGATTTCCTTCGCGTACCAGTTCGCCACATTCTTCACTTATAATAGAAGTTTGATGAACGATATCGACAGGCCAATCAGGATGTTTTATTTCTGCTCTTTCGTATTCTGCTATGATTCGCTTTAGTATTTCCTGAGTTTCCATTATATCCTATTATATAGTTCTATTGCTTTAAAAATTTGAAGTGCAACCTGCGGAACTACTGCGTTTCCTCCGGCTTTGATGGATTCTCGCCTCCATTGCGAAACGGTTGTTCCGACCACCTGGTAGGGAAACCCATCATCCACCAGTAAAACTGGGGGGTTATTTGCCCAAGAACCGCCCCGAAAAGTCTGTACAGTTGTTCCGTTAATGCTCCAGGGCTTCTGTGATGCCTCTTCCTGTACATTGGAAAAGAAAGTTTGTCCCTTTTGTAATCCGATGCTGTTGGAGTAAGCAACCAAATACAACCGGGCTCTGTGGTGGGGGGCACCGACCTCTGAAGCTCTACAAACTCGCCATTCTGCATTATACCCCATTCGGGATAATTCACTGAGTATTCGACTAAAGTCTTTCCCCCCGTTTGTTTTAAGAATGTTTGATACATTTTCGGCAACAATAAACGTGGGCCCGATTTCGGAAATAGCTCTGCACATTTCGTAGAATAAACCTGTTCGTTCACCTCGTAGCCCCTGTTGACCTTGACCATCTTGTTTTGCGATACTTGCGTCTTGACAGGGGAACCCGCCAGTGAGAATATCAATTGCTCCTCTGTGAATAGAGAAATCTGTTTTAGTGATGTCTGCATATGATTGAGCCTTTGGCCAGTAGTATTTTAAAATTTTCTGCCCGAATGGATTCCACTCGCAGTGGAACTTATTTTCCCATCCCATCCATTCCGCAGCGAGGTCAAAGCCTCCTATTCCTGAGAATAATGAACCGTGTGTCATCGCTTAAAAGGGTAATTTTTTATCTGATTGGTTCGTAATTACATTTTCACCGATTCCTTCGGTTGGTGTGGGGGAAAGGGGAGAAGGCTCTGCTGTTGGGTCGTTTACTGCATCAGTAAGCGGTTTACCAGGTGTTTGGATGTAAACTACTTCAGTCGTTTTGGTAGAACCTGTTTTTGCCCACGTTTTGCTTCTGATATCGAACTCATAAGCTGGCAAGGTTTTAACCATACGGCCGTCAGCATTTCTAAGGTCTTTAGGGTTCAGGGTTAAGCCTCTGAACGCAGCCCACAGTTTTAAGCGCTTGCTGAATGCTTGGGCAGTCCATCCGGTAGTTTTGGTTTCCTTTATAAAGTCATCATTTGCAACCTGCTTGATAACATAAGAATCACGTTTGCCACCTTCTTCGCTGAAATAGATATCAGCCCACCCAAGAAAGTTAACCCCGATTTGATTCATGTAATTACGTGCCATTACGTTACCCATCGGAGGAGCAATCTTGCTGAAGTTCATGTACCAGCGACAGCACTGAGCCATGAAATTGCAGAAGTCGTTCCATTCCTTCTCGTTAAAGTCTAAGAAGAGGTTCTTGCCTAAATCATCTTTTGGTGACCGGCTTTCGTTGTATTCGCCGTTGGTGCTGAAGTGGTAGTAATCGCTGAATACGGTGTAAAGCAAACGTCTTTCGGTACTCGGGTCTATCTCGTTAGGGGTGAAGTTCGATGTGATACAAAGCTTTGGAACCTGCTCGAAAGGAATTTCAAACTGCTTATTGTTTTTCGGGTTCACTACCATCTCGCCGGTAAGCATCGAAAAGAAGAAATCAAACTTTAGTCCTTTGTTGGCATCATCAATTAAAACGTAATCAGTGTGAACACTGACACGTTCGAAAACGTGAGGGTTATCAGTAAGCTTCGGGTTACGACCTTCGAGAGTTACGCTGGTCATGAACTCGCGAACAGATTTATAAGCAATTGATTTACCAGAACCACCATGCGAAAGACCGTCATCAGTCAGCTTATGATCCATCGCAAATACGCACCAGGGGCGGGAAGGGTCTTTGTATCGGTGAAGCAAGTAGCCTATGCTGTAGATTTTGTTTATTAGATGCAGCTTCTGCTCTTTAATTTCTTCTGCTGTAAGGTTAGGGCCATCGATAGAAAACTTGTGCTTCGCCTGGTATTCTTCCTGAACCTGCATCGGCTCTCCCGCCAAACTATCTTCCAGCTCTTTCTTCCAGTGGATACGACTTGCATTAATCAGGTAGCGAAAGAATAGGCAATCAGTGTTTTTAATATCAATATCGTATTCATCAAGCTCTTCGTTGTGGTTAATGGTGAAGAAATCATCAAGCTTTTTAACCTTGTGCTTAATTACCTCTTTATCCCAAACCAGCTTATCTACATCGCCAGATTTAAAAGCCTCAATACCATCCTTAGTTACCTTCCAGGTATTGTTCTCGAAGAAGAAATACTGAGTGTGCTTATCAAAATCGGTAAAGTCGATATCAATCATTTTAAGAGCGCTTAGGCTGGCTTCGCCTAATTGATTGGTGCGGTAGAAAGCGTTTCTCAGGTTTTCATCCATCTTACGCTTCTCAAGGAAATCGTAAATGAAGTTTTTAATCAAAGCATCATCAACAGCTCTTACTATGTTGCCATCAATATGAATGAAGATGTAGCCATTCTTATCGTTCTCACTTTTGAAGCGGAAGAAGCCGTTCTTCATCAGGAAGTTATACATCCTTAAGTTATTCGGCTTGTATTCAATCTTGCTGTTTTTGGTGTAGGTAACATCCCAAAAGCGATAAGGAAGGGCAGTGGCAACGAGTGATTTGAAATCTTTACGGGAATAGAAGCGCAAATAATCGCGAACGTCTTTGCAGGCATTGCCTCTGAAATCTCTCTTTTGCTTTAGCTCTTCCGGTAAAGCAATGGTTTTGATATCCAAGAAAACAGGGTCGCTATCATCCATGCAAAGGCGGTGATTTTGCTTCTGGCCGGTTAGGTCAAGGTCAGGAGCAGTCATTACATCCTTAGCAATGGCGAAGAACTTCTTAACTGTAGCTGCAGTAAGCTTGTAGTATTCGGATGACGGCCAAACCACTTCGTAACCTAAAGCAGCAATATTTAAAGCATCACTACCACCTGTACAGTAGATAAGCTCAGGAAGCTTTTCAACCTTTGCCTCTACCGCGTTGCCTTCTTCATCAAACTGTTCGCCTTGATTTTGCAGGGCATTGAAAGCAACTTGTGCCTGGTCGTATCCGTGAAGAAAATTCTTGTCAACCTCGCCATAGTACATAAACCGCTTGCCTTTATCTTGCGATTTTGGCTGGTAAATCTTTTTAAATCCTTTCTCCTCAATGAGGAAAATAGGGTAAAACTCGGTTGAAGCTATTTTGATCGCTTTACGGTTCTTTATAATGGTATAGCTTTTTAAAGCGAAGTAATGGAGCTTGCTGCAAGTTTTACGAAGCTGGTCATAAGTAGCTTTCTTCCTTTCTTCCGGATCTGCGATGTTGCGTTTGTCGTAATCGATACCTTTAATAATAAGCTCACTGAATAGAGCCTCTATATAGTTGTTTGGTATTTCGTCGTATGGTTCAAATAACCATTCCTTTTCCTTTTGGTCTGGCTCTGCATCATCTGTAGTAATAACCGGCTGAAACAGGCTTTTAATTTCTTCATCGCTGGCTACTGCATAGCGCTCTGCTAGTAGACGAATTGCACTTCCAAAGTCCAAACCCTCCTCAAGCATGCAAACAGCTATTGCATTGCGAGGCTTGGCATCATCACCAAAATCTGTTACAACCCAGTTTCCATCAGGTAGTTGTTTCAAGGTAGCTGAGGCGGTGCGTTCACTATCACGCATCTTAAATTTTTCACCCTTACGGTCCACGCACTTTTGAGATTGCGGATAGTAGTAAAGGATGATGTCTAAGCCGTTATTTGTGGCCTGTAATATATCTTCTTTGCGGATGCGGTAATTCGATGACATGAAAGGTTACTTTGTAGTTGAGGGGTTAGAGCCGTTTTCGTTATTGGATTCATTTAGCAAAGCCGATAATTCTGGCTTCCAGTCTAAATAGTCCTTGTTTGGGTCGCAACAGTTAGAGACAAGAGTTTCGTATCCCCAGATAACTCTTCCATATCCTGAACCGAAATGCCTGAATGCGAATTCTATAAATTCTAACTTGTTAAGAATTCCATTTTCATCAGCAAATTGCTGCATTAGTTTATAGTCCTTGTCTTCTTTATCCAATTCGTTGATGTCGAATTCATCATAAGGGCCTTCGAAAATCCATTCAAGCAACTGACAGAATCTGTATAAATCCTTTGGCTCGTTAGGTAAAGCTTTTGCCATTCTCATTTCAATTCCTCCTCACGCATCTTTTCAATGCCATCTAAATACTCGCGGATTTTTTCGATAGGGAAGCCGATAAAGAACTGGAAGATGCGGTGAAGCTCTAAAGCGTAATCGAAAGTGAAGTCTTTGTCTGCATTCTTAAACTGTACTTTTGGATCTGATTGCAGGTGAAGCAGGATAGCAGCAGCATCTTTAGAAATACGACTAGCGAAGTTGTTAATCTGAGGCCTTTTAAAATCAACATCCATATGGATGCCATGCTCTATCTGAATCATTTCAGCCATTAGTGCCATAAACTGCACTGAGCTGAATACTTTTTCTTTTCTTTCGGGAGTTAGCGTTTGCTTTATCATGATGCAACCTCCTCTTGGTTAAGGAAAGCCGGTTTCCCTGTAGAGCTTAATACTTCAAATTCTACTACCCAAACCCAAGGATTGCCGGCATCAGGAGTGATTTTATTGAATAGGCTGATATAAGAGAATTTAGGGTCAAATACTCCACTTTTGTTTTCTTCTGAACTTAGGTAGTTACGGTATACAGGTTTCTCAGGAGCTTCTGGCCATGAGGGAAGTACTTCAATCCCTTCATTAAGGCAATCGCTGTCAGAAATACCATGAAGCCTTTCAACTCTAACATCTTTAATTTGAAGCCAAAGGCGGGAAGCAGCTTTTGGCATATGGATAGAAGGTTTCCAGGTAACGCTATGCTTTTTAAGCGCATCCAATTCTGCACGACTTGTATAGTCGGCTTTATACAAGAAAGGTAGTTTTGTTTCCTTGTTTACAACATCTCCAACACCTAAAAAAGCACCAGTTTCCCTCACCCACAGTATATCCCCTGGTTTACCGTAAGGGCATTTGATAAAGCGTTCTGCAAATTGTAGCTCACCATCAGCTTGATTAAATTTTCCTCTGGCACTAACACATCCCTCAGGAGTGAAACAAGTGAATCCAACAGTTTCAGCAGCTTCTGGTATATCTTTTACTATTCTTCTTGTTTGAGTTTTTCTACCTGAAAGAATGGCTTGAACCATCGGAGTAGAGAATAGGATAGGTCTTTCAGTTCTCATGCTGCAACCTCCTTTACTTTAGCATCGTGATTTCTCAAGAAGATGGCGTAGTGTTCAACTTCGATACCGATATCAGAAGCGAGATTACTTTCAATGATTGCTCCGCGACTAAACACCCAGTCATCAAGCAAAACCACTATGTCACATTCCATCATTACTGCAATGCATTTCCGCATACACTTATGCCATTCTTCTTCTGGCAACCCATCACAGATTTCATGAGGGTTGCGAACTATGAAACCGCGAGAACGGAGCTCACGAACGGCAGCGTCAAACTTTGGTTTATTTAGATCTGGTAGACCAGTTATTTTTCCGGCAACATATATGGTTTTGCTCATATGAATAAATTCTTGTTAGGGTCGAAATAATTTCTTTTGTTCAATTTTCTGTTGTAGCGCTCTTTCTGTTGGAAGTACATGCTGCGGAGTATGGCCAGAAGAGCAAAAAGTATAGAGCCGCAAGTGATATATTCTCGTATTTCCATAATGATTTTTGGATTAAAAAACCCGCTCCCGTACAAGCGATAGAGAGCAGGTTTTTGACTGAAATAGGGCGCTGTCACCATCAGCAGTTTAAAGAACGAAGTGAGTGGTTAACTCAATAAAGAACTACTCATTTGCAGCTGAGTCGACTGTTTTTGCTGGCAACGGTACCAGCTACCAAACCTTATTAAAGTGCACCCCTGCACTGCGTGTATTTGTTTTAATCCCGTTGAGTATGGTTGTAGTAGATATCCGCTAATACATCATTGATATCTTTCTTTTCTAGTGTTGACTCGAGTAGAGCGATGATGCAATTCTTTTCGCCATTAAGCTCATAAAGCGTTTGGTTTAGGCGCTCGTTGAACTTTGCCTGTTTAGGGAACTGCTTTTTTACCTCGTTAATGATTTCGATAGTCTTGGTTACATAATTCAGCCTTTCAAATAGGGAAGAGGCTTCCAGTAGATTTAGCATTGTTTTCTCCTTTCTAAATAGATTCGACATTCGTTAAATGCTGCATCCACCTTTGCGGTGAATGACCTGTGAAGTTTAGAAGTTGTACTTGGAGTAAGAGAGCGGAACTTGTGCTCTAAGCGTAGGCAAATTTTAATAGCATCTGTAGGGTTAAAGCATTGTTTAGCAACTTTTAACTCATAGCGGATGTACTCAATAGTTTGAAGCTTTTCTGTAGCGCCCGGTGCATGCTTGTAAGCACTGATAGCATGAATGCGAGACTCTGAGATGTGTGTAAGCGTATCGATTAGATACTCACTTGAGGAAATTTTTTGGAGGGGTAAACTATTACCCGTACTTTTGGTTTTAAGAATCAACATAAATTTATTTTTATTTAACCCGCTGAGCGCCAACTCGTCGGGTTTTTTTGTTTCTAGTCTATAAGCTTCAACCGGTACGCCAATACCGATAAAGCAGCTTTTCTTGATATTCCCGCCTTTTGTGAAATATTGTCTTTATGATTGCGAAGAGTGTCTTGAGCGATAGAGAGTAGGTCTGTTATTTCCTTATCTAATAAGCCTAAGCCGATAAGCTTTAAAACATCAATCTCTCTTTTGGTAAGTACTCCATTTTCTAATTGGATAGAGGCGCAAAGTTTACCTTCATAAGCACACTGGCCACGTCTGCCGCAGTTTACATATTCAGCAGGTTTAATATTTCCATCAGTGCAGATATCCGGGCTGTTATCAAAGCCACCGAAGCGGCAGGTGATGTATTGCTTAATTTGGTTGTTTTGGTCAGTGATGTTCCAATCTGCAAGAGCTTTCATAGCTTTTGGATTAGCAAGCATATCCGACTCAACAGTTTCAAGAACCTCTGTAGGAAATTGATCGAAACTCAACACACTACCTTTATGCAAGCACTTTACTTCATTTTCATGAAGAAAGAACTCCACTCCATTATCAATAAGTCCCGGCGGTAGATGCTGATTGTTATCGATTAAATTCATTATGCTGTTACTTCTTTTATTTCTGTTTTAAGTGCCAATATTTCCTGTTTATAATCCTTAATCACAGAAAGAGCCGTCTTGATAATTGTAGGATTATATCGTTTGGGCTCACTCAAAACTTTCCTGATTGCCTCCTTAGAAGTCCCTGCTTTTTCAGCGATCAACTGGTACCCATTTTCGGGCAGGGCTTTCTTAATCTGTGTTAATTCTCGCTTAGTGATCATGGCAGTAATGTGTGATTGTCTTTGTCCGTTATATGTCCGTTTTTTGTCCTACTTACGTCCGTCAATTATTATACTGACAAATGTAAGGGAAAGTTACAGTAAAAAGCAATAATTATTTACCAATTGTAAGTAAATCCCCTTTCTTCTGTCAACAGTAGCTGAAAGTCAGGCAATTAATTTTGCATTATGTCAAGAATAAAGGAGGAAAGTCTGGGGGAAATCATTAAAAAAGCAATAGAAAAAAGCGGATTAAAGCAGTCTGTTATTGCTGATAGGATGGGTCTAAAAAGACAAACAATCAACCAGATAGATAGGAAGAAAACCTTTGACATAGAGTTTCTCCAAAAGTTAAAAGATGCTTCTGGCTTAGATTTTACTAATTATGTATTTGGCGAATCTAAATCATATCCTAACTCTGAAGACCAAAACCTTGCTCTATTCAGGGACTCAGCTACTGACACTAGTCAATTAGTTGAAATGTCCTTGTCAATAAGAATAAAAGCAGAACCTGCTTATGTAAATAAAATGGGTGAGTTAATCATTGCTGTTAAGAAAGAAGCTGCCAAGCTTGGATTTACTATAAACTAAAGCCTCAATTATGAAATCAAATGAAAATATTGGAATAGGTGACGTTGTACGCCATCTGCTTTTTCGCTCTCCCATCTACATCTTAAACTATGATGATGAAACAGGAGACCTCACCGGCCGCTATCGGTTAGACGATGGTGAGCTAGTGACCGGGGAGTTCAAGTACTACGAATTAGAAGTGATTTCGAAAGAGGAACAAGAGCATATAGAAAACCAGTATCTCCTACTTTATCCGGGATTGTAAAATAGCCTACCTATGAAAGTATTTTTAAGTTGGTCAGGAACCAGAAGTCTTTATATAGCAGAGACTTTAAAGGTTTGGTTGGAAGAAGTGCTACAAGCAACTGAACCTTGGATTTCTAAGGACATCGATAAAGGGAAAAGATGGAGTGCTGAAATTGCTAAGAGCTTGAAAGAGTCAAAAATTGGTATCATTTGTCTTACTGAAGATAATTTGAAATCAGAATGGATCAATTTCGAAGCAGGCGCAATATCCAATACTGAAGGAGCTTACGTTTGTACCTTCCTTTATGGTTTGTCTGCTACGGAAGTTAAGCCTCCTCTTTCTGAATTTCAGGCTACAAAATTTGAAAAGGATGATGTCTTAAAATTGTTAATGACTATAAACGGAATCATAGGTGAGGTGTCTGGAAAGTCAATATCAGAAACAAATCTTTGTAGCGTGTTTGAAAAGAATTGGAGTTATCTCGTCGAGGGTCTGTCGAAAACTCCACCGTTGACCGCTCCCAAAAATTTAAAACGCACATCTGAAGATATACTTGAAGAAGTTCTTCAAAATACTCGAAGTATATTGAATTGGCAGGACATGTTTCGAGAGCGACGAATTGAAAAAAGTCATCCACGTGAACTTATAAGTCCAAAGACATATGAGTTGATTAAAGTTTTAGCCCTCGACTACATCAGCTCTCATCAAATATCATCTCCGGAGCTAATAAGCCGCATGGCTGACGTAATAAGATTTGTCAAATATAAATTGAAGTTTCAGGGAGAGGAAGTTTCCAGTGATATACTAGAAGCAATACTAGTCCAAATGCTGAAGCAGGCTAGAACTGAAAAGACTGGAATTACTTTTCCTGCAACTATTGAAGATGTTATTCGAGACCGCTAAAACTTGAGATAGTTTAATTGGAATTATTAAAACGAACGGAGAATGTTAGCACAATGTTTCAACATAGTTTTTTAAGTAATTGAAAATAAGGCAGTAATAGGGATTTGGGTCACCCGGCCCAAGGTACTGGAATTACAAACCCAAACTTAAAAGGGGCTTTACAAGCGAAATAAAGCCCCTTTTTTGCACCCCTAGTACTGCTACGTTTCAACATTGTGTCAACACAATTTAAATGGAAGCAGCATCATGTATAGCTACTCGGTAAAGCTGGTGGTCAATCAGCAAAGGATAAAGACGAATGCGCTTTGTTCACTCTATTTACGTGTCATTATTAATCGCGTTAAAATTCAATTGCATTTGGGTATAAGCTGGCCTTATCAGTTTATCGATGTAAAGAATGGCAGAATACTTCCGCGCAACCGATCTGATAAGGATTTTAGAGATTATGAGATGATCATCTCCACGGAAATAGGGAAGGTGAACGAAATCTTTAAGATTTATCGGCTTCAGGATAAATTACTCTCACCGGAGCAATTCAGAAAGGAATTACAATATTTTTCTAGAAGGAAGGATCTTATCGCGTACATGCGTCAAGAACTTGATGATCGATTTAAGGATAAGCAGATTGTTAAGCGTACCTGGAAGAATCACAATACTACCATTAATCGCCTGGAAGAGTTCAAATCATCTGTTCCCTTCTTTAGTGTTGACTCGAAATTCTTGAATAAGTTCTGCAAGTGGCTGGAAAGTGAGCACAATAACGATACTCTAACGGTATGGTCTCGGATCAAGGATATCAAATACTACCTGCATAAAGCCAGAGAAGAAGGAATTGGAGTCAATGCTGACTTTGAGAAGTTCACATACTCAACAGGGGTAGCAAGGCCAGTATTTATTGAAGATTCGGAAATCAAGACGCTAATTCAATTACTGAAAAGCGGAACTTTAACAGGAACCCAAACCAAAACGTTAAGAGCATTCCTTTTCTCTTGCTTTACCTCTTTAAGAATTAGCGATGTGTTTAGGGCAAATTGGGGATGGGTAAACATGAAAAACGAAATGATATTTCTTCCATGGAAGACTCGAAAGTTCGGAAGGCTTTTAACCGTCCCGCTAAGTGAAACTGCAATTCGATTTATAGATAAGAAGAAAGGGCATTTTTTTGAGCTACCGACAGAGCAGGAGATGAACCGAAGCCTGAAGGAGATAGCTGCAAAGGCAGGAATCAAAGTACACTTAACTTTCCATGTAAGCCGCCATACTTTTGCAACGCACTTCTATCGAAATACAAAAGATATTCTAACCCTCAGCAAAATTCTAGGCCATAGTAAAATACAAACCACGATGATTTACGCTCACATTAACGATGAGGATAAACTAACAGGCATGCAGAAATTTGAAAAGATGATGTTGGAGATGTTATAAAAGAAAAAGCCCTTTGGCGAGGGCTTCTTGTTTCTGCGGTTAGGCAGCGTAGGGGTTATTTATTTATGTTGATGTACAAAGATGAGTATAACCGAAAACTGCCGCAATCGCACTTAAGTGTGATTATACTTTTTGATCTACTAAACAGTTGAACCAGTCGAAGTATTTTTGTTGGTCAAAATCCTTTAAGGCAATATCATAGATGTAAAGTCTAGCATCTGTTATTTTATTCTTCTTGAGTTCCAAAACATGTTCAGGTTTTAGTTCGACAAAGGTGCTAGCAACGTAACTAGAGGAACTGTAACGACTCTTGTTTACATTTATTTCTACTTTGGCATTCTCCCAGTTTAGTACTTTCCCGTCAGCTAATAATAGCTTTAATCCGGTCTTTCCAATGTTAATTGTCGAAGCTGGAGCTTCAATTCTTAAGTAGATGTGTTCTTCACCAGACTCAATTTTCCTCAAAAAGACTAAGTTTTCTACTACCGGTGTGTTTATTCTGGTAGTTTTTTCAAATTTGTCAAATTCTGTTTTCAGAAAACCTTCGCATTGAGAAAAGCTGTTTAGATAGAGTAGACCAGTAATGATTGTGAGTAATAGTTTTTTCATTAAAAAGTTAAGTTAAATTTATGTGAGCCTTTATACGGAAAACTCCCATAAAAGTTAAAAGGGAATTACTTCCCTTTTATACGCTCTGACTCTGAAATGCCATCTGTCTTTTCTTTTGCTCGTCTTCAAAGGTGTTAAAGTTAAATTCAATTCCCTTTTCGTTTGCTTGCCTCTGAGCCTCTATCAATTCTTCCATTAATTCTTCCATTCGTGTTAGAGGAACATTAAGCTGAGTAGGAGAGGAACTTGTTGATTTCGATGCCACGGATGGTAACACCCCGCCTGTTCTATAGTGCCTTTCCGCTCTGCCTATTGCTGCGGAGTCAAGAGATACTCCTGCTCCTCCTTTTCGCTGAGAACTGTAAAGGAGAGCATCGATAGTTTCTTTATTGTTGGCGTAGGTAGATTTGCTTAAGATTGGTTCGCCTCCTTCAATTTCACCAACCACCGCGCCGGTTAAATTATTCACCAGGGAAATACCTCCCTGGCTGTGTGAAGGTCCAACTGGTGCGAAGCCTCCTAATGCGTATTCTTTTCCGCTTTTACCACTTGATTTTGCTTCTTTAATTCCCTGAGCAACAATTGTTGCAATTGAAATGCCTGCTCTTACTTTGGCAGTTGTGGCTAATCCGGTAGCAACGGCAACTCCACCAGGAATAGCTGAGTAAGCGGCATAATAACCAGCAATCTCTTTTTGAGTGTTCATGATTACTTGTGAGATGGCAATGGCTTTCTCTGCAATAAGTAAAGCTTTGAATGCTGCACCTCGTTGATTCACCAATCCTTTTAACAGACTCACCCCGGCAGACATATTTTCTAAGGTAGCTTCCTCAATAGCTGCTTCACCTTCTGCAAGTTGTTGCCTCTGGTCTAGCTCTTTTTGCTTTTGTTCTAGCTTCCGCGCTGAAAGTGATTTTTGGTATTCAAGGGAAGACTCGCCATAAGCTTCTGATAGGGTTTGAAGAGCAATTAATCGCTCAGTTTCAAGATCGTATTCTAATGTATCAAATTCCTCTTGAGACAGTTCGCCATTCGCTAGTTTGTCCTGATTTTCTAAACTCCTGCTATCAAAACCATCGTTGATAATTGCTTCTCCTTTATCAAATTCTTCTTTCTGTTCCTTTTGTGCTCGTTCTCGCTGTTTTTTGGATTCTTCACCCGTTGCAAATTGTGTTTCCCCTGCCTTTAAAGTTTCAAATATCCTAAGAGAAGCAGCATCTTTAAAAGCTTTCGCTTTCGCTATTAATGGATTGTACTTTTGGTCAATCTCCGCCAACTTTCTGTCGAGGCCATCTAAGCCAACCAAACTAAAATCTTGCTGCATCTCAGCAGCGAGTTTTTTCAAATTCTCTTTTTCTTTTTCAAGTTGGTCAGCAATTCGTTTCGCCTCTTTTTCGCGCTCCTTTTGCCGATGCTCAGCTTCTTCATTCGCCTTCTGCTTAGCAATTCGTAGCTTTTCGTCTTCCGCCTTTTTCTTGATTGTAACCTCCTGCTTTTGGAAGTCTTCGTACGCCGCTAGTGTCTTTTTTGCAATTTCATATCGGTCCTTAAGCCTCTGATTAGATTCAGGATCATCATTTGGATTCATAGCAGCAATTCGCTTTTCATAATTTTTAATCATGATTTGCGTAGTCTCAATTTCATCCTTACGTTGCTGTTCGTTCATCTGCCTGAATTTTGCAACGTTACCAGTAGCAATTTTGTCCATTTCTTCGCCGACCCGCTGCTCGGTGCTTTTGATTGCATTGTTAAGCCAATCAAGATATCCGCCAATAGCAGAAACCGCATCATAGATAACTCCACCGGTTTTAGAACCCATTGTTGCAAGAAGCTGATCCCAAGAGTCAGATAGGTTGCTAATCTTACCGCCCAGAGTAGCACTTGTTTTAGCTGTGGAACCAGCAACACCATCTAATTCTCCGAATGCAAGTACTGCCTGTTGTATGGCATCTTCCGAATTTTTAACCTCTTTTGTGATTCCTTTGAAAGAAAGCGATACTTTATCTCCATTCTTACTTGCTTGTATCCCGAATTCCTTCAAACGTTCAAATTCTCCGGTTCCAGCATCCAGAACAGCTTCGGTTAATTGCTTAAAGTCTTTACCCTGAGACGCTGCCAAATCTCCCATCTTTTGCATCTCCTCCATCGAAGGCTGAAATCCACGGTTAACAAGCTGCACATAGCTTTCGGTTAATTCATCGAGAGCAAATGGAGTTGTTTTAGCAAACTCTCTAAGCTCAGAAAGAGCTCTGTTGGCTGCACCCTGAGAACCTAGTGTATTTTCGAGAACTGCTGCAAATCTTTCGTATTTGGTATAAGTGTTTACCACCTCCATTCCGAAATCTTTTATCATGCCTATACCTTGCTGGATAGCGCCACCAGCAATAACGCCCTTCGCAATATCTTTCCAGTTCGATTGGAATTTCTTTCCTTCATCTGAAAGGCCGTTCATTTCTTTTTTGGCCTCATTCAAGGCTCCCTTCAGCGTTTTTATTGCATCGGCCTTTTGTTTGTAAAGAGTCGGATTATCCGCTTTATGCATGTTCCGGATCTCGGATTCATACTTGCGAATACTGTCTGAAAGTTCCTTAACAGAAGTTTTCGCTTGTTGGCCATTAATAACCAGATTCAATACTGCTTTTTCGTCGGTTCTTGTTTTTGCCATGATTAGAGCGTTATTTTAAGATTTGCGGCAAGGGAGTTCTCTAGGCCATTTACCAGCTCAATTCCCATTTCCTTTATCAGAATTTCTTTTAAACGGAGAGTTTGATGCACTTTCTCCTTAGCGTACCAGCGTTTGGGTTGCCTTCTGGTATAATCAACATCAGCACCGTATTTTTTGGCAGCAATCAAGTTCTGCTTGTTACTTTTTACCTCATGTGAGCTTACACCTCGACCAACTCCCATATCCCGAAAGCGACCGTAGAAGTTAAAACGAATCATTACTGCAGTCACGTCTCCGCCAGAAAGTTTAAGCTCCCGGGCAAAGGAGTTGAAAAGCTGCTGAGACTGGCCGACACGCTTTTTCTTTAGTTGGCTTTGAAAGGCTGCAATAGCATAACGAGCCCAGGCATCAACGGTGCCTCGCATGTTTATTCGTTTATGTAAATCTTCTGCTGCCATAGATTAGCCTCTTGATGGTCTTCCGCCTGTATCGGTGCTTGTAGTGGCGGCTTCTACCGTAATGGTTGTATTTGATTGATTGGAAATGCGGTAAGCTTCGATTTTGGTTTTGATAAGTGAAACCTGCTCGCCTAAGTCGTAGGATATTTTAAGAACTACACATTCAGTATAGATACCTTCAGCGGTTACAAAAGCGATACGGTTGGAAGGTTTAAGTTTAGCAAGTTCAACCGGAGGAATATTTGCATAAAGAATAATCTTTTTTGCATCGTTAATAAACCTGTACCAGCTTTCATCTTCGGTGCTTCCTAAGCTGTAAGGAACGGACTCAGGCCATTCCTGACCGTTCACCAGCTTCATTCCGTTATACTTGAATAACCTAAGTGACCAATTAAGCGGCGTTTCGAAACTGCCATACCAGGTAATTCCCGGTTTAATTATGCTTTGCCTTGTTTTCAGGTAGTTTTTGCCAGCATTGGTTTCAGCTTTAAGGGTAGAGCATTTAAGCTCGGTAATGTTATCAGAACCTTGATTCACTACCAACTTTTGGGTAGTGGTTTTATCATCATCTACAAAAAGCTCATCGAAAGCATCAGGTTCTAGCACTGCGGTTAACCCTTTTTGCTCCGGCCTGTTTATTTCTTCGATTGATTCCACATAATCCGAGATATCGACAAGATTTGAAGCGCTGTATAGAGCGGCTGAAACTGATTCTGCTTTTGCGGTTCTTGTAATTAAATCAAATTCAATCCCTACGTGCACTCTTTCCCTAATTTGCTTCAGGAAATCTGATATCAGGAGGCCGGGAGGCATGTAAGAAAAATGGCTTCGGATTACCTGACCATCAGGAGCGGGAAATACGGAGCGCCTTGTGTAGATGTAAATCTTATTAATTTCCGGATCATCAAAAAAGCCACCTGTTGGTTTAAATCCGAGGTAAGTAATAATCTTTTTAAGAATGTGCGTTAGCTTGAAGAACGGGCATTCAACATGTCGGTAAGTATTTTGCGGAACAGCAGTTTCGAAGCCAGCGCCTACAATGAAATAGTTCATCCAATTGAAGGAAAGCTCCGCCGCATCGTTACTGATTTTATCGTTGTAGACTGGCGCGAAAACATAATTATGGTTTTCAGGAAACTTGCAGGTGTTGTACATCAGCGCTTCAAATTGCGCTTCTGTCAGGTCCTTAACTACGCCTTCATCCGTATCAGCTATCGAACCGAATTTGCGTTTTACCTTATCTACAACCGTTGCAAAATTTACGAGCAGCTGAAAGTTGAAGCCGTTTTTAGCAACTCTGTACTGCAACTGGCCAGAAAAAAAGTGCGTACCTGAAACATAGAGTTGCACCGGAAATTCATAAACTTCGTTTTTAGCATCTACCAGGTGCCCGTAATTGAAGAATGATTTATTAGCTGGCGAAAGAGGAGCAGTACCCGGATAGGTAATGTCCTGAAAAAACTTGTCAGCATCATTGAATAGCGGGTTGTTCCTTTCTACCGGTATTTTCATATCCGGAGTAAGCTCCATGATTTCGCCTCGCTCGTTTATGATTTCTAATGCCATTGAACTAAGCTGTAGGTTCTAAACTTTTAAGAAGTTCCTGCTCAAATAGGATTCCGGTAAGCTCTTCCACGAACAGGATATCTAGTTCGCTCATGCGAGGGCAGGCAGTGGATATATACGTTTCGAAGCTAATTTTAATTGCTTCAACTCGCTTTTGCTCTGCTCTGATAGCCTTGTTTAATGTAATTAATTGAGGAGCGGTGTATTTGTATCGCTCGCCTTTTTCGGTTTGTTCTACGATAAGAACACCTGTTTCAGCATCAGTGAGGGCATGATTGATTTGCAGGTCAGCAACTACCTCTCCTAACTCGTCGAAGTGAGGTTTGCAGGCCTTATCAATATTGCTGATTAGACGTTTAGCCGCATAGGTAAGCTTATCATTTACGCCACCGTCAATATTTGCTACGATTAGCCCTTTAATCCTTTGAGCCTCGCCGATTGTTAGCTTTTTCAATTCTTTCATTATGCCTGATTGGAATTGTTTAACTGATAGTCTGCTTTTAAAGCTGTTTCTAAAGCAGGAGTAATTGCATTAATGAAGGTGTTCCAAATAGCAATACGAGCATCGGCTTTTTCTTTCTCTGCACCTTGAAGCGTTACTTGAGAAAGTTCATTCATTCTGATTCCGGTATATGGGAGCTGGCTTGTTTGTTCTCTTCCGCTAATCAGTTTTAAAACCTGAGTTCCCGATACCGTAATTATACCTTCATTTAGCCCGATGGAGAGGCTTAAGTTTTTTGCTGTAACAGCTGCTTCACCTTGTGAAGTTGCTTCTAGTATGATTTCTACGTTTTGCATGATTACTTATAAAATTGGATTTCCGGTTGTACATGAGTAGGTGGTTCCTTCAGTTCCCGCACTTGTTAATACAGTCACTATTCTGCCGTACTCATCATCGTTTCTTGAATAGCTACCCACTGCTGCCAGCGTTGTACAAGCAGCCTCGTTGTAGTGAAGGCCATCTGCATGTTTCTTGTAAGTGGTTCTGCCGTTTGTTCCTGTTCCGCAGGCTGTAGATCTACCAGCCGAATTAGTTGAGGTCGTGTAATTAACCCAGATATAAGTTGTACTTGCAGGATTAGGGGTAACAGTGCCACTTTCCGTAATTAATCCCAAGTCTTGAACCCTGTAATATTGGTTGGCTGTTCCATTATTATAGTAGCCACCTAGTGGGTAAGCGCCGTTTCCACTCGCATCTTTTCCCGTTGGAGTCGTATGCATTTTGGTATCCATTGAAATGACAGAATAGTCATCAATATAAAATGTAGTTAAGGCCCCTGTAGAAGTTGCTGCTTGAGATGCTGTAGAAAATGGCCCTCTTAGTTGTATCGGCTTTAATGATGTGGTAATAAAAACGCTCGGTGAAAGATATGTGCCTTCTTCATTTACTGCGGTAGCTCTAACTTCCCAAGTTGTAATTTCATCGGTGATTCCTAATGCAAATTCTTTTCCCTGCTCTGCTCTTTCTGGTATTGGAGGAGGTGTACCAGCTACCGTGACGTATTTTGTCCACGGTGTTGATGCATCTGCCTTTCTCACTTCAATAAAATAGTCGGTTGTAGGAGAGTAAAAAGCAGATTTAAAAGTGGTGAGTATGGTAAAGTTTGTAAACGTTGAATCGGCAGGTTCAATCATTAGCGACTTTGCCAGGGTATTTAATCCCGCGTCATTAAATAGTATTACTGTTTCCAGACTACCATTTGATTTTTTTCTTGCTAACCGGACAGGGCTCTTTCTAGTGGTTAAATTATGCATCTTGATATTGCTTCCACCAGCAAGGCATCCGCCGATAAAAGTGTAGCTAACAGAATTATCTGCATTCTTTTTAGCCACTTTGAAGAGATAGTCTAAGTAGAAAATCGACTTGCTAAGGGAGTCGGTATTGTAATCAACCATATAAATTCCAAGAAGCAAATCGTATTTCGCTGTACCTGCTTTATGAGCAGGCATTTTAGTATTTCCGTTATTAAAATATGCTGAAGCTGGTGCCGCCATTAGTTTAATCAGTTATGTACAAATACCATCTGTTTACGTCCATGCTAGCTACCTGGGGCGCTATATCCGGTGGACTGAAGTAGTTGTTGGCCTGTAGACTTGTTGCTTCCACCTTACGGTCACAATAGAAATTTTTCTGGCCGTAGGTTCTAATCGAAGTATTATCTACCATGTGAAGTCCACCGCCCCAGTCCTGAAAATATAATCCGTTATTTTGGTGAGCGCGGAACCATCCTGATGCATAAATATCACTTGCATGATAGGCTTTACCGTCCGCGCCTATTGTGAAATATTTAACTCCGTCCCGTCCGATTGCAAAGGTGTCTGTCTCGTTTTTGAATATCCCCGCATCCCAATAGTGGCTCGCCGCCGAGTCCGAGGCATATCGAACCCTTGCACCTCCCGTTGATGTAGTTAAAAACGGGATATGTGGTGCATGTATCATAATCCACTCATCGCCCGCTGTTCCATATAGTGTCGGATATTCAATCCCTGCCCACGCTGTTTTAATTCCGAGTTTTGCGTTTGCTGATCCTCCGTTTACTTCAATCTCTCCCTTTGCAAAATAAGTGCGGGCCGACTCTATGTTTAAGTTTTTAAATTGTCCCGTGTTTCTATCGTAGGCTAGGATACTTGCGACTCCGCTCGAGTGATAATATAACTCAAGTCCTGGCCCCCCTGAGAGTCCGCTTTCTCCCGTTATTCGGATCGCTCTGTTCGTATTATTTCCGATATCGGTAACGGCTTGCAAACTTGCGTTTGCTGAGTGAAGAAGGTTATTAAGCTTAAACCTCTGCGTACCATTGGAATAGTATGCCAAATCGCCATCACCTTCCCAGTGAAATCCAGTATCATAATCGCCAATGGCAAGAGCTACAGTAGGAGTTGTTACCGAAGCGTTAAAAGAGCCTCCGTTACGATAAATAAACAGCGGATTGCTTGTATAATATTGCTTTCCTAGATCGGCGAGGGAAGAGACGAAATCGGGAGTCCAATTCTTCCATTTGCCAGCAGCTGAATCATATCTTAGAAGCTGGCCATTCAACAAGCCTGAAAGTGCGACATCTGTGAGACTCGCTAAATTAGTTACAGCAGCAGGAGCTGAACTACCAACGCCTCCGGAAGTATCATCAATGTAAAGGTTCCATTCATCAGCAGCAGCTGAGGCACTCGAAAAAGCGCCGGGAAGAACCAGATAAGCCGTAGCTTTTAGCTTATTTGCATTTACGGCAGGTCCATTCAAAGTTCCTGAGAGTGTTCCACCAGTTAGCGGTAGATAATTAGCAAGAGCTGAATTAGCCTGAGCAGATGTGTAGTAGCCAGCAGAAGCATGATTTCCCCAGCCATAAGCTGCTAGAGCTTTAGTTGCGGCATCATCCCAGGTAGATTTATTATAGCCTGCTTTTGCAGTATTTCCGGCAAGAATACTGTCAATATCGCTTCGGTTATAGTAGTTCGATAAGTCGACAGTACCGGAAGGAGGAGGAGTTTCGCCCGGGTGAGCAGTGCCGTCATCAGAAATGTAAATACAAAACTCACCTGCTTCGGCTTCCGCAGTATCAAATGAAGTTGGCAGAGCCAGAAAATCAGAAGCTTTTATTTTGGTGCCATAAAGCGAACCGGTTAAGGTTCCACCGGTAAGAGGCAAATAACCATCAATACTTGAACTAGCATTCCACCTGGTGATATCAGCAGTGGTAATACTTTTAACCCAGCTAGGAACAGTAGGATCTGTTTCCGCCAAACCACTGGAATGAACTAAAGGGTTGGCGGAGTTAAAAAAAAAACCGTCGAAACTAATACCGGGTTCTTCAACATCACCTTCGGTATATGCATCATCATCAAATAAATATTGGTACTCAAATTCCTGATAGTATAAGTTGGAGCCATCCCGAAGCTCAGGTATTTGTTTTGAGGTAAGCTTTATTGGAAGCATCAGCCCTTTCACATAGCGGAACTTTTTAGCAGACGTATAGAAATCTCTATTCAGAACCAGAGCATTCCTGCTGATAAATCCGGTAGATACTTTAAAAGACGAAGTTTGCTTTACATCAAAAACAGTACTATCCCCAGCTTTAATGTCGTAGCCCGGCTTTCTAATCCGTTTAGCTTCCTGCTGGTTTATTTCGCTTTCCGAAGTGCCTTTACCGTAACAAACTCTGCTATCTAAAGCTCCCCAGCTACTCCAATTCAGGAAGTAGCGAACATATTGCTTAAGCTCATAATCAATCCAGAAAGTACGTGTTTCTGATAGTACGGTTCCATTTGCTGCTTCAAGCCACACCTCATACCGCTGCACAACTTTTTCGGAGACAATAAGCTGATCGAACCTAACATTGAAAGCATACTTGCGATACTGTTCAAGATTGAAGGCAGCTGAACTCGAAACAAGCGGAGCGGTTCCATCAGTAAAGAGCACTTTCTTTTTTAAGACTGCATTTGCCTGTGTTGCCCTGGTATTAAAGAAGTATAGAAACTGAGGCTGATTGCTTCTGGTGTAAACCTGATTGTTGCCTTGCCTTAAAAAACGGTCTTTAGAAGGATTAGCATTATCAGGAACGATGTAAGATTTAAGATTATTAAGGTAAGAACCAACATAACTCAAACCACCTTCGATTACCGTATAAGAAGCTGAAGTATGAAGCGTTTTAACGGAGATATCTGCGCCCCAAGATTCTCCATAGCGGAAATAGAACTTTCTAGCTGTTTTCTTGCAAACTAAGGGAACGAGTGAACCAGAATCAGGAATGTCGATACCAGATTTCTGAATATAGCTATTCAGAACCTCTGCAACATCATCTTCACAAACTCCGCTGGTTCCGTACTTTACAGGTAGACGTGTTTCCCGAATCAATTCAAATCCGGTGTAATCTTCCTTTTCGCAAAATAGCTGTAGTACAACTGCAAAGTTAGCCCGTGGTACTTCTGGCACTCCCGCTGTTTTTACAGAAGTACTGTAGATTGAACTATTAAAAGCATTGAAGCCATAGCCATGATTCTTTTTCTTCGCTGTAAAAATCAGATTAAGGCCAACAGCAGTGATATCGAAATCAGAGCTTAGTTTATAATTTGCCTGAAAGTAAGGAAGGATTGATGCTACATAAGCAGCAAAGCCGTCTCCGGTTGGAAACTGTGTACCGCTATCATCGGGACTAGCAACAGCAGACATAACGACTGTGGTGCTTCCCCAAGTGATGGAAACAGTACCAGAAACAGGCATGCCCTGAAAAGCGACTTCATTAACAGCTGCTACACCTGGTTGCTCAAGATAATTATCACAAGAAAACTTTACCGTGATAAAGTTTCTGGAAAATGAAAAGGTATCAGGTGCTTTTATTAATGAAACGGCCATCGTTGCTTTAAAATCTTAATGCAAGATGGCCGAAATTGCTCTACTGAGAAAGGACAGGGAAAGTAGGAGTTTTAAGCTTTGCTATTACTTTGTCTATTCGGAGTAGTGGCATTGTTTGTATATTTTTATGGTAGAAAGAACCATTTATCTATTAAATTATAACCGTTACTTTCAATTGTATAGAAGCAGGGTCTATCGCTGAACCTGTTATATTGGTTGCTCTTACCGTCACTGTATCATTTGCGCTAACAAAGGCAGATAGTATAATTCCTGATTCTAGAGATGGATGCCCCAGAGAAACTACTTGTCCTGTCCTTGCTCCGAACACCGTTACGGTTAAACTTGAACTTGAATACGCATTGATTGAAGGGAAATCTAGCGTTGGAAATCTTGACACTCTATTTTGAAACGCTGCGTACACCGCATTTGCTAACAAAGTATGCCCTGAATCATTAGGGTGTAAATTATCCCCAAAGTAACTGGACGGTGTTCCTGTATCTAAAAATAGGTGATAGGCATCTATAAATGTAGCGCCCCTTAAAGCACATACTTCAGCAACCGCAGCAACGTAAGCTAAATTTTTTGTTGCACTTACGTTTCCGGTCCACGGGGGTGAAGCTACTAAGACGCGTAACCGTTGATTCATAAAATTAGAAATCATTACAGACAGCTTACTTTTAAAATCCGCAATTATTGTCGCGTCTCCGTCTGTTGTACTATCTGCCGAACCCATATCATTTGTACCATACATAATTACAATAGAATTGGCGGGTATAGTAAGCATTTCAGTATGTCGCTGATAACCTCCAATAATACCGTTAGTAGCTCCTCCTGTTGTTATGGTTTGCCTAAGCTGACTCGACGCAACCCCAACATTTTGCTCTCTTGAACCCAAAAATCTACACAATTGAGTAGTCCACCGTCCATTACTTGAACTTGTTGCGCCCTGTCCTAGTGTAATCGAATCGCCTAGAAATAGTGTTAGACCTCCGTTAACGTTTATTCTGCCTGCCCCTACATTAAGGTCGTAAATAGCATGATTCAAAGATTTTGATTGTGCTGCTGTCAATGGGTCGCCTAGAAAAAAGAATCCTAAGCGCCCTTTTGCAAATGAAAATGTTCCGTTATTCCTAACCCTGAACAGATTCAATTCAGTATCTAGTGCAGTTGTACCCAATGTTGCAGCCGTACTATTACGAGAAGAAACCCCGTTAATATTGGAATGCCATGTTGTCGAGTTATTGAACGAGATGATATTTATAGAAGGTGAATAGCCTCTATTTTCATAACTAGGCTGCCCGATATTTAACGGAAAGGATGCACAATAAATCGGAGTTGTGCCGGATGCGGGAGTTAATCCCATATAATATGTTCCATTCTTCTCCGAATCATCTGGAACAAATACTCCCATGCTTAAATTACGTTGCGTCAACCCAAGTGAAGATGGTATAATACCGGAAGCCAGGTATTTTGTTGTATTAGCCACCGTTCCACTTCCAAAACCTAACGGTTGAGAGTAGTCAGATTCAGTGAAATTGTTATTTGTTAAGCTAATAGGAACGCCTGACGTTGCTACTAGATTCACTAACGACGCGTTCAGATTAGAACCCAAAGGACACCAAGCCCATTTTAACAAGGGAAGCCACCCGTCAATCTTACCTCTTAAATAAAATCTATCTACTGCGTTAATTGTCGCAGCATCTAAAGCTCCTCCTGCCGAGGTAATTCTACTTATATATTCTGTAGTTTCCTGCTGGAGTGTAGGCGTGGAAGTGACTTTTGCAATCGCCTGAGCAGTTGCAAGCGGAGTCATGTACTTGCTGTTGTCTACTCCTGATTCTGCTTCCGACTGACTTGCCTTGTCAGAATTTTTATCTAGTTTTTTATCATTTTCAGCGCTGATCTTATTACTACTCCAAGTCTTATTCGCTAACGCTTGTGTATCATCAATAGCAACACCCGGGTCACCTTGGTCTCCTTTATCTCCCTTTAATCCTTGTGGCCCTTGTGCTCCGGTGTCTCCTTTTAAACCTTGAGTACCCTGTTCACCTGTGTCGCCCTTTGGCCCTTGAACGCCTTGCAATCCCTGAGCACCTTGAGCGCCAGTATCCCCCTTCGGTCCTTGAACGCCTTGCAGTCCCTGAGTGCCTGTGTCTCCTTTATCCCCTTTGTCTCCCTTAGGCCCTTTTAAACTTAAAAGCCATGCGGCTTCAGTTCCTACGAAACCATTTCTTACGGCAACTTCATAAGCATCATCCCCATCTGCCCCCGGAACAGGAACGGTTTCGCCATCTCCTGCAATAGTGAAGGAAACATCACTTTCAAGAGATTTGACTTCCCCATTTATGGTAATAGTTCTTGATTTAGGTACGAGTTGAAAAATGTAGGCAGCAAGCTGTTTAAACAACGCAGCCAGTCCGGCCCTTGTAACAGAGCCTTTCGCGGTCTTATTTACTACATCACTATCAACCTTGCTTTTAAAATTATCGAGTTCCTGAGAGGTCATATCTTATTCAAATTGTATTTCAAACTGAGGTTCAAAGAAGTTGGGCTCTGTTCCATCACCTGTATCTAAGTCGGCCCAAATTGAGGAATCTACGGTGTAAGAGAAAGGACATGCAAACTGGAAAGTAAAAAGCCATCCGTGGAAATGTTGAGGTAAGGAAGGAGGAGCCAGTGGTGTATAAGGGATATCAGCAATATTAAAGTTTACCAGTTTACCAGGTACAATGCCTCCTTTGCCCCCAGTTTTCTTTCCATCGGTTCTTACCCTTGCCAGAATATCAATACCGATCCGCTTACACTTTTCCCTGAGTAGCGCAACCTCCTCCTGCGTTTTAGCTTTTCCGATGATAGAGAAAGAACCATTAATAGTATCGACATAGTTATTGGTGCCGTTATCATCGAGAACACCTTCAGGAGTATCTAAAAGCATGAAGGGAGGCTGAAGCTTGTTATTAATAGCTTCATCAACCTCATCCCAATCAAAAGGATTATCAACATAGAAAAAGGATTTCTTTTTATCCTTTCCATGCAGTATTTCCTTATGCTGAGTAGCAAGGTTCTGAAAGTAGTTTTTGTATTCCTGCTCGGTCATGATTTAGCATTAAGGCGTTCAACTTCTTTTACGGTTTCAAGTAAATGCTCTAAGAAGTCATAAAGCATGGCGCTGTTGGTTTCTTCGAATGTTCCAAACTTACCACCGGCAATTGTTCTGATAATTCCATTGAAATCAAAAAGCTCTTTACTTGGAGTATCACTTTTGCTGGTTGGAAGCTTAGAGAGATAATTGGCATGGATAAAGCCACGGCAGCCTTCGTAATTCAGAAGCGTAGCCTGGCGAAACTTGCGGGACAAAGATTTCAGGCGCTTAGCTCGGTTTCTTATCCCGTATTCGGTTATATCTTCGCGAATGTCTTTATCTATCAAACCCTTTCTTTTGGCCCTGTAAAGGGTAGCAATAAGCAAATCAAGATATTCATCCTGTCCGGTCTTTATGTATGCCTGATAGTAAAGTTCCGTTCTTCGAAATTCTGCTATAGTAATGTTTCCGAGTCTGTCTTCAGGTCCGTAATAATTACGGAAGCCGCAACCTATCTGCGGAATTACCCACTTCACTAAATTGTTCTTTTCGAATAAGAATTTTATTGTTGGTGCCAGCTCCACCTTTTGAGATTCCGGAATTAGAAAGAATTCCATAGGCGGGATGCCATACATAGCAATCAAAGCCAAGCGAATCGCATTATCAATACTAAGCTTCTTAAGGCAGATAGCAGCCCAGGCAATAAGCTGTTTCTCATTCAACTCATTCCAATGGGATGGAGCTGTATAAGTAACCTTTTTTTTAGTGATAGAATTGATAGCGATAACCTTATTCATAATATGAAGGAAGCGATAAGAATCATAGTAAAGGCGATGGAAGCGCCCAGAAAGAAACCCATCCAAAACATTATCTGGGCAATTTTTGGAATCATACTTCTTTATTCTTGCGAGCTTCTTTTGCCTTTTTAATTTCTGAAGCAACCGTTAAGATGATTTCGAATATTAATCCCAGTGTTGACTTGAATTTACTTTTCATTACTGTAAGGCTTTATTTAGTTTCTCCGTCGAAACTTGTAAATGGTCAATAGAAGAATTCAAAGAGTCTATACTAGTTACAAATGCCCTTAACTCAGGGGCTATTACCTTTTTTTGCCGAGACTTTTCTACAGCGCCACCAGTTAAGACTACAAAGGCGCAAAGGCATACTAAAACCTTTTTCATGTTATCTATTTTGATTCATAATGTTGTTTGCAAGCGTATCCACCTTATCAGCGGCTTTATTTACTCGTTTCAAGGTTGGGTCAACATAGATGATCATCTTTTCATACAATTCCTTCTGCATTTCGTCCTTCTCTTTGTATAGCTGGTCTACCTTCCTTGATAAGCTCCAGTTAACTGCTAGTGAAAGGGAAAGAAAGCCAATCATAATTCCTGACCTTAACCATTTTGGTATTTGAAAAATTGAAAATTCCCTTTCCTGAGCGTTCATTATTTATGCTGCATGTTTTAAAAATTGAGCGTACGCCCGTCCTAGTTTCCCTGCGTAATCATTCTTTTGATAAAGTGGGCCGTTGTAAGCTTTAGCGAATGCATCCCAATTCTTTGCCCTCAATTCATCATCAAGCCTCACGCTTTTTACATACATAGCAAAAGCTATTAAATGATTCCCCTCATCCACTTTTAAAAAGTCCACGAATTCACCTACTGATTTGAACCCGCAGGAAGAATGATTAAATCCCATAATCTGGAATCTCCCAAAAGATGTTGCCAGCATGGCAGCTTTAGGATCTAGTTTAAAAGCTTCGTTGAACCGATTATAAGAGGCTTCACCAAAAGCAGAATATTTCTCTGTCCATTTGGGATAGGAAAGATGCGGATGGCTCTTATCGTACTTGCCTTTTGTTAGCTTATGAAATTGATGCCCTTCAAACTTGATAACCAGTTTGCCGGATTTAAGGAAGCCACTGCCACTACTTTCTACCGTACCTACTGCTTTTATTGCTGCCACATCGCAAACCAATAGAGCAGCTGCCATTCTGTATTTTTCTTCAGTTATCATATAAAGTAAAGGCCGGATGAAGGATTAGTATTGATAGAAGCCAGAGAAGCAGCGGTGCTTTCTTCGTAGCCTGCAAATTCTTCTTTATGCTTGTTTAGCCACTTGCGAAGGCTTTCAAGGTCAGCTTCGCTTTGGTTTACCAGCTTATTCATGGACAGCTGCAAACGATTTAATTCTGCTGGGTTTCTATTCTCTACGTTACCGGAAATACCACCAACAGTATCGCTGTAGGTGTAAGCGCCCGTGGCATCCAGATTTACCAGTTTATAAGGAATAGCTTCAGCAAGGGTACGCGAGCCAACTACTTTACGAATCCGTTTTAATAAGTCTTTTTGCGGGTCAGTAAGCGTATTATTAAGAATGGCTGCCCGTAACTGGTCGGTAACATCTTCACCTAGAAGCGGCTCAATGAATTCTACTTCTATATTGGCAAGGATGCTACTAAGCGAAGCAAATAGTTCAGCACTTACAGGAAGCGTTTGAGGGAAGTCGCGGGAAGAGTTTATGAATAAACAACGATTGATTTTATGATTATCAGAAGCGCCGTAAGTAGCAAAGTCGGCAATGTTCAGCTCAAGGAAATCAACCGCAAGCTCTAAAGCATTGTACCCATCAGCAATACACTGCCTGCGGAACTGCATTAGCTTTTTATCCGAAGCAGGAAGACGTTTATCTGACTTGGTGACATTGATACCAGCATCAGATATCTCTAAAGCTCCTGAATTAGAGAAATAGCCTAAAGCAAAGTTTACTTCTGCCTTTTGCAGAATGAATATGGCTGTTTCCAGCTTGCTACCGGGTTCTACAGTTTCCAATGCTGCAATCAATTCAGCATAGAAAGCTCTGCCGACAGCAGGTATAATATGTTGCTCTATTCCGTCGGTAAGAAATGATTCAATTGATTCTATTTCAAAGCCTGCAGAAACAGAACTGAAATGTTTTTTAATGTCTTGGTTGGTAGTAATTAAGCGCATTAGTTATTTCCCTCCTTTGCTGTCTGGTGAGTATTATCAAGCGTATCAATGGAAATTTCAGTGAATTTGAAGCGAAGGCGTGGGTATTTCGTCTTCCAACCATTGTAGCGAGCAATGAAGTTCAACGGTTCAAGAATTACATCCCGGTAAGGTCGTTGAAGTGCTACGTAGATATTGAAAGCAACTCGTTTATCAGAACCGGAACCACCACCCATATTTTTACCAGGGCCGTTACCTACAAGCGTTGGATCTAAACCGAGCGAACGCATCAAGTGAGCTGAAGCTTCCTGCGAATCTTCCAGATACATTCCATCTTTCATACGCTCATCAATCGGAACTATGTTCCAGCTTTTAATCTCTTCGCCGCCTCTGGTTGTACCAACTTCAGTGAGAATCGATTTCCCAGCGTTCTTCTGTCCGGTAAGCGTATTGTTTATTTCAGTTAGCTTTTGCTTTTTGATTTCAGCTTTAAATTCAGGCTTTTGAGAATCCCAATCCGGATAGAGCGAATACCAGTAAGTGACAGGAATTTCAATCTTGTACTTCAAACTGATTTGGTTCTGCATTAAAGCCTGCTTAAACTCAGGAATCTTAAATGCTACATCAAGCCATTTAGATGTACGTATTCCATCCCATGGAGCTAATTGATAGTAAGCTTTACCAGGTGAAGGATATGATATTGGATAGATAAACTGCTTAAGACCAGAATCAGCTTTCACTGCATCAACCAAAAGCGGCTGATAAGGATCTACAACTTTAAGTTTAATGGCATCTGCTACTTTTGCATCTGGCCAGCTTGAAGCGATGAAACATGATTCGATAATACCTTTCTTATTCATCTTACCCCATCTGCACCAAGAAGCATCTTGCGTACCGAGATAAGCGATTTTTGAACCGTCAGCATTTTTGATGAGCTCGGGAAACACATTCCAAAACCAGAAGAAATCATTAGAAGCTTCTCGCATGTAGCGTTTGAAAGTTTCCTGATCCAGAAAATCAAGTATTTCTTCATCCCAAATCAGTTTTTCTTCGACTTTCCCTGTCTCAGGATTTAAAAACAACTCATAAGGAAGTACTTCGAGCCCCTGCAATGCTCTCGCTTTCCAGTCGAGCAGGGCAGGAAGCTCTGTACTTTTCTCAGCTAACTCAATAATTACTTGCGGAAAATTATTGTCTTCACCCCAGAAGGATATCTCATTGCTAGAACCACCACCGGTTTCTTTAACTACCGGAGAACGAGGAGCAACAACAGGCTCTGAAGCCATGGAAACAATAATTCCATGCTCAATTAGTAAAGCTGCTTCGCCATGTCCTGCTAGTATTACTTTCTCGCTCATTATAAAGTGATTTGCATTTGGTTGAATCGGGTAACCAGCAAAGGATGAATCTTTAAAATTCTATCGCCTTTAGCTGATTTGATATTCCTGGTGTAGTTCTCAAAATGATTCGGGTTTCTTGAATCACTGTTGCTTTTACCTCCGCCTACAAGCACTGCTTCAGCAAGGGTTATTTTTTCCCCACCAGTATTTTTCTTTTGGTCACAGGTAACGAAGGTTATTGAAAACGGAATAGGCTCGCCATCGCTGGTTCGCATTGCCATTGTCTTTAACATATCCGCTACTCTGATTAAATCCATTAACCAAAAGTCTCCAAATACACACGCGCACGAAAGGACAGGGAAATGAGGGCAGAAATATCAACTCAATCCTTCGCAGTGAGATTTTTTGCAACTATTTGAGTATCAATGAGGGGGGGTTAAACTGAGTCAAAAGCAGTTACACCGACACCAAGTTGACCACGCCACGCACTATCCGAGAGGGAAAGTAAATCGGAGTGTTTTTGCGATATATGAATGAGGGGGTATGGGTGCCCGTGGGGCTTGGGCACTACGATGAGAAGATTAGGTCTCCCTGCACATCTGCGAAGCCATACTCATGCTTGTTGGCTCCAATGTATAAGGTATCTAGTGCATCACCTTGGTGAGGTGCTTCTTCTTGGGGAAAGTTAGAGTTCTTCTCTGGTCGCTTGTCTTTCTCGAAGCCGTTCTTTCCCTGTACAACTCCGGTGCGTTGCATTGATACGATAACAGAAGCAGCGTTATCTTTATTGAACTTAACAGGTTTAAACCTTGGATCTCGTTCAGTGAATACAGCTCCCCACATCCGGTACCTGGTCTCGTGCCTTGGTTGTTGACCAATATAGATACGGTTAACCTTCCAACCTTTCTTTGTTAAGTAAGCGCTTACGATATCAGCTAAGGTTTCGTTCCTTGAACTGTCAGTTTGCATGGAGGTATGGTCATAGTAGTAGTTGACCTCCTTGCAATTGTGATGCGTGTAATAGTTGGTGAAGTCTTCCAGCACATCTTGCACCAGCTTAGGAGCTTTAACATACATGGACTTTATAACACGGAAGGTGTTATGCATGGATTGAGCTATCACTAAGCTATTGATGCTGGCATTGTGATCCATACCAATATCAAGTGGCATTCCTTTGATCAGGTCTCCATCTTTGCGGCAATCGCTAATTGTACCAGATGGAAGATACAAGCCTAAGCTATCGATGTAGTTATAATCGTACGCATTATAAGTATGATGGTCTTCATCAAACAGACCGTAAAAGCCATTCTCAATATGGATAAGTCGACGGTTAAGAATAGCTGCTTGAAATACCGGCCACATCAATTCTCTTCGCCATTGCTTTATCTGGTCTTCACCTAAAATTTGAATATTATCGAGAGAGGAAGCTTCAGAATAGTATACCAGGTCTTTCCGGAGAGCATTAAGCACAAAAGCGTAATCATTCATTTTACGCATCAGCCACTTCTTGCGGGGAGCAGTAGTTTGCGGAAGCTGGCACTCCAATTTCAGTTTGTTGTAGGCTAATTGAATATTGATAACCTGAGCAACTTTCCCTTTATCCATCTGCTGCTCTTTTTCGAATATCCATTTACCATCAGCATTTGTTGGCATGTCAGTATACATGGTTACCATGTGATGCTCTGCTAAATGACCGAAAAACTCTCGGTTACCACGATTGGTAGGAGCAATATCATCCATATATCGCTTGTGGTTCATCAGCTTCACCTCATCAGCAGCCATAGCATCAAGAGATTTACCGTTAGCAAGTCCAGGTCTATCTTGTGATATCAGATGAAAAACGTGGCCATTGTACCAGAAGATTGAATGTTCAGGGGAAAGTACCGGATAAATGGCTTTAGGAATGTTATACTTTTTATCGGGGAATCTTCGAAACCAGTAATGAACTCCTTCATAATAACCGAATTTCTCCCATGACTTAAGTAAGGGAGGAAGTGTTCTATCAAGAAGTTGCATGTAAGTAGCGCCAACAATACCGGTAGCGCCGCGAGGCATAACGTTTGCAGCGTGGGAAGTTCTATCAGCAAAAGGACCTTGCGTTTTTCCGGTACCACGACCCCAAACTCCGTATTCCTCTTTGGCTCTTACTAGGTGAGCTTTGCGCTGCGGTTTATTTAGCCAGATTTTAACCTTCCTCAAAATCTACCTCCTCTGCATCATCTGTAACAGCATCAAGAATGTTCTTCTTGAATGATTGCTTAAGCTTATTTACAACATCATCCGGATTATCAATTTTCTCGAAACCAAGTTCAGAAGGGTCATCAACGATAATAAGCTCAGTCGGTTGAAGCAGATCGGCGTTCATTGTTTCCGGATCTACACGGTCTAAGCCTCTTATCTTGGCAAGCTCCCGAAAGAAAGCTGCAGCAGACTTAAAATCTCCCATGCTTACAGCTAAATGCATAAATTCTTCACCCTGAAGTATCATTTGACCTCTGGCAAATTCTTTATCTTCCCTTCCTTCAACGGAAAGGAAAAATTGCTTAGCCATTGCTATGTCTACATAAGCTTGCCTGTGACTTATTCCGAACTTCTCAACCAACCACTCAACTAGTTCCTTATATCGAATAGGACGGTTAAAAACATGTATTTTTTTATTGACTGTTTTCTTTACAATTTGACCTTCTTTAAGTCGATTGTCTGCCTCCGTAATTCTTTCAAGAATTTTCTTGTCAGACTCGCTAAGTTGGTCGAGCTTATGCTCAATATGTGCTCTTAAAATTCGGTCTAGGGGTGTGTCTTGACCTATATTTTTTGCTTTAATTAATTTATCCACGCTTCAACTCCTTCTTCATTTCGTCAAGTTGTGTCTGGCTGGTTTTTATTAACTCCAAAGTTTTTTCCGGATTACGACACTTGCCAGAAGCGTACCTAGCTTTCGCCTTGCTAATTGTTTGATGTAATAGTTGGATTGATTGAGATGTACTTCTTTTAGGAGGCTCGGGCTTTGGTTCTAACACAGGGAAAGTTCCATTTTCATCGTAAAAGTCCAACTGCATCCAAATTTCTTTAATCTGGCTATCGAGGGAAAGTATCTGCTTTGCGGTAAGATGAAGAACATCCTGCTTTTTCTCATAATCAAGCTGAGCCATGTTCCTTTTCAGTTGATCATACTTCCTGCTCAGTGTTTGCTTAAGCTGCAAGTACTTCTCAATGTCTTTGGATTTATCAGCGATAGGAGCAGCTTTCGGTTCTTGTATCTTGATATTTGCTACCTGCTTTTGAGGGATGGCAGGTGTAGCTGGTGCGAGAACTTCTAACTCTGCAACCAGCTTCTTTAAGTTGTATGGCGTAGGTCCCGCTGTTAAAAGCGTTTTGAAGAAATTGTTAGTGCCGAACTTTTTATAAAGCTCGACACCCTTGGTGAAATCTCTTTCCGATTTGAGCCACGCGAGTATATCCTGCATGGCTCAAAGGTGTGAAAGGGTAAGTATGAGGGAAAGGACAGGTAGTTACTTGATTAGGTCATTTTTATAAACTCGGTCATACAAAAGCTGATTCAGTTTGAGGAAAGCCGGTAAGAATTTTATATATCCATAAGTTAAAGAAATAGCATTTAAATAACTAAGACTCTTGCGAATTACATTCGCGGCATTAGGGTATTCCCTTGGAATAATATACTCCGTATGTAAGCTAGAATATTTAAAAATTGATGCAATTAAGAAGATTACAGCAGAGTGAAAAAAAACCTCTCCAGCATTTGTTATTTTCTTTATAGCTACGGATTCTTCTTTGCTATCTAAGCACCGAGACCAAGAAAAGCAAATTGAACCCATTCCCGCCAATATAGCAAATCCATAATTGGTAAGATTGGTGGTGTCAGATTTAAGATTTTTGAAGTTGTAGAGTACAGCAGCGGTAATTAAAAAGTACAGAAGAATATCAGGTATTCTTACTAATACCAATCTGTAGGGACTTTTTACAGGTCTTATTAACCAAAAGAATCCTGACTTAATCCCTTTAGTTATTTTTAAAAAAAAATCAACCATTATTGATGACGTTAAATGTTAAGTATAATAGAAAAAGCCTGATTACTCAGGCTTCATTTCTATTCTTGTTCTCGATACAATCCATTGAATAAGTACTTCAATTGCCTGAGTAATTTTAATGAACGTTTTACTTCTTCAAACCTAACCCTATCTTCTGTTGCATCAATGACAGCTATTTCAATGCTTTCTAATTCAATTATCAGTTCTTCAATATTCATGAACTGACTTGTTTCTTCTATAAACTCTTCGATAGGAGTTAAAAATACTCGATAATCTTTACCATTAGCTTCAATGGTAATCTTTGGTGCACTTGGTGTTTCATTTTTCGTTGTTCTCATTTTGAAAAATTTTTAAAAGAGCCCAGGCGCTGCGAACAACGCCGGAAAACCGGAAGAAATACAGGGCCTACCTGCTCGCCTGGGGTGTCTTAATATTTTAATAAATTTTTGCTGGATTTGTGTT